GTTGGTAATCATTATTATCTATAAATTCTACTCTTTGTTTAACTATAAATCCATCATTAGTTACTGTTGGGTTTAATAATCCAATTGAACCTGTCATCCAAACATCAACAATAGATTTAACACTTGTATTTAAATCTACATCACTATTATAATCATAAACTTGTGAGGATGATAAAGGTTGACCACTAGTATTATTTGAATACCAAGTACCCCCACCTAAAGGAGCATAATTGTAATTATAAGAAGCAGTAACATTAGTACCAGGGCTTAAAACATTCCACATTGTACTACCCGAATATGCTTGGAAAACCCAAGAACAACCATCTGTAGATATAGGAGAATCTAAGTATTTTCCAGTCCCCATATCCCAAGTTCCCGAAACAGCATATATATCTAAGGTTGTTGTTAAAGATAAACCGGTGGTTTTAGCTATAAAACATCTTAAATTTACATCCCAATCAGATCCACTAATTTTATTATCAACAATATCTTTAATAGTATCTTGATTAAAATTAATTAAAAATCTACTAGTTTGAGGATTTGTAGTTCCTGCTGGGGATATTGATGTTTGACTAGCTTCTATAACTTCATCCAATCCAGTGTTCATGTTAGGGAACATTGAATATAATGTAGCGTCTTTTGTAGGGAAAATTTTATATATTGCCATTTTTATGTTTTTATAAAGGTACTACACGACCTTGAATGTCTGTATTAGGGTATTTGACTTCAAAAATACTTGGATCTAAAGAAGGATATACTACATTATTAGATGTTGCTGCTTCCATTGAATATGAATATTTAGAATATCCTAAATCTTCTCCAACTAAATTAGTAAATTTAATATCTTTTACTGTTTGGACACCTTCAATTTGATCTAAAAGAACATAAATATCTCTTAAAACAATTGGTTGATTTATTTGCCAATTATCTATAGCAAAATAAACCCTAAGTGCATTTATACATTGTATTAAAATCTCATTACTATTATATTCTGGGAGTACAATAATATCAAAATTGACTCCAAAATTTATTATAAATGCGTCTTTAATATTAACAGCATCATTTACCATTCTATATTGGGATAAATAAGTTGTAATATTTGATTTCAATGCGGGGGTTGATGTAGTTAATTGATTAAGATTATTATAAGATAAAACATATAAATCTAATACTGAGTTTGATTCTCCTGCAGATAATGTTTCTGCTTGAGTTGGTTCAATATATGCTTTTGATACTACTCCATATTTAGCAGGCATTGAAAGGGCTCTAACTAAATAATCATTTTGAGTTACATTACGTAACTGTGAAGCGAAATTTGCTGAGGAATTTTGTCTTATTTCTTCAATAGTATCTCCATCACCCCCACCATCAGCTGCTATTGGGTTTGTAACTACTAATGTATTTAGAAATTGATTCGCAGTTGTTGGATTAAGATTATATTTTAAAAATGTTGGGTTACTAACTAATTGTGTTAACGTATTTGCATCCACATTAGACTCAACACCACCTCCAGTTAAATATCTTACAGTTAAATTACCTGTTGGTGCTATACCGTAAGTTTTTGTAAATAAAAAGTTTGAAGGTGAAAATGCGGTATTTAATTTAGTTTTTTCAAATGGTAGACCTAAACCTACATTATCAGGATTAGGAACTATTTCTTCATCATTATCATTAACTGTCCCTGAGCCAAATTGGATTTGAAGGTTAGTTGGTGATGTAAATCGAGTAGCAAATCTACGTTGAATTTTTTCTAATTTTAATAAATAGGGTGTATCCCCTTCATATTGGGATAAGTTAGGATCATTTACGTTAGTATTTTTAATTGAATTAAATACCATTTCTTGTCCTAAATAATCAACCTCATACCATTCATTTCCATCACTATCTATAATATCTAATATACCTACAATATTATTAGCTTCTATATTAATTGTAGAAAATTGAGTTGGTTCATTAAATGAAAATAATTCACTATTAACAGTAGAAGAAATAGCTTTTCGTGATTTTTTGAGTAAAAATATTTCAGGATCTGATGTTACAGAATCTATAGAATAAATTGTGATTTCTGTGGGATCTCCAGAACTTGATACAGAAAAATCTACTGGGTCTTCTATAATAAAAGGGATATTATTATTGAGTGTAGAATTTATAGTAGAATTAGAAGGAATAAATAATGAATAATCAAAATCAGGAACATATGTTGAGCCTGATAATTTAGCAGGAATTTGTTGATAGAAATCAACCATTGTTGTTGCTGCTTGGGTTACATTTGGTTTATAACCAAACATATATGCTAATTCATATAAATTATTTTGTTGACGAGCATATTGTAAAAAATTTTCTTGTATTTGGTTATCCAAATAAAATGAAAGAACATCACCAACATATGCTGACATTTCCATAAATAACATTCCGGGGGATGTTGGGGAAAAATCGTTATAGGTTGTTGGAAAATAGGTTTGTGTATAATTAATTAATGATTTTCTTAATTCAGAAAAATCTTTATTAATATACTTAATATCTCTTTTTTTTAGTGTTGAAGCCATTAGTTAAATTCTAATTGTATTTCGTCTGTTATTCCTGTATTTAATATATTATATATCATCTCTACATTCATGGTATTATTATCTGGGTTTGATAAAATATTTAATTCTTTTACTTGGACATTAGGAAAATATACTCCCAATTGTGAGTTTATATCTTCTTTTAATCCTTCTAAATTATCATTTGTTATTTGTTCAAATATAAAAGCACGTATATCTCCACCAAATGTAGGATTTAAATAACGTTCATCTTTATTAGTTAAGAAAAAATTAATTAAATTACTTTGAGTTGCTTTTTGTGTTGTATATGTAGTAGTAAATACTCCAGGAGCATTAAAGGGTATAGAAACACCAACACCAATTCCTGGTTTAGTATCTATAGGTGCTATATGTTTTGCTCCAAACGCCATTATTTATTACCCATTAATCCCATTATTTGGTCGAGACCTAAATTTCCTTCAGGTAAAGATCCATTAACTGCATCAACAGGTCCTGTTACTTTCATTTCACCAGCATATGCTGAGTTTGCTATACCTCCTTGTTGCATTTCTGATACTATTCCTGAAAACATATTTCTGCGTTCTTCGGGGGTTAATTGTTTTGGTTGTTCAATCGTAGGTTGTGCATACGATTCATTTACTACTGTTTTTGGTGATTTTACTGCTTCAAGTAATATTTCTCGCAACTCCTCTTGGATTGCTTCCTTTACAGCTTCCTTTAGTAATTTTTTAAGTTCTGAGGTTTTCATTGTATTTTTGTTATAAATATTAGTAATTAATAAGCTTGCAAATTATCTCTGTCGATAATTAACTTTAATTCGTTGATTAATGTTTGGTTATTTGAAGTAAATGAAAGATCACTTTTTATTAGTATAATACCTTGAGCATTTTTACCAACAGCTTGATATCTATTTACTGTGGGGGTATAAGGGACTTCAACAATATCAATTATAAAACCTTGATATGATTGATTATTTTGAGTTTTTTGTGCTTCTGATGCTACTCTGCTTAATGATTTTACATCATCTGATACTGGGGTTAGAGTTGAGTTTGGATCACAATTTAGTATTAAAATATCTAATTTAGATAATATTTCTAATGCTTGTAATATCCAACTACTTATAAGTGATATGACTAATCCTGTAGAAGCTATAGTAGTAGTAGCAAGTGCTAATTTAGAATTTCCTAATTTATCAAATGTTGCTTTTCTTATAAATGTTTGAGCATCATTCAAAGCAGCAGGAATAGCTCCGGGTAATCCAACAGGAATGAATTTAGCAGCTATAGATAATGCTATTTGAGCTATATCAACTGTTGATATTGTTATTATTAATGTTTGTAAAAAAGTAGATATACCTGATATTGAAGTACCTATACGATCTATTCTTTGTGCTAATTTATTTAATTGAGCTACTATTCTATTTCTTAGATCAATTAATGCTTTTAATTCAGGAGGACACGATTGAATTCCATCTTTAAAAAATTTCTCAACATATTCTATTACTAGATTTTGTAGAGCAGGTATTACTTGGGTTTGAAGAACTGTATATCCTAATTGGTATAAAATTGGAGGTAATGCTTCTTTTCCTTTAGCTAATAAATCTTTTGGAATAGCGCCTTTAAGTTCTTCAAAATTTGGAACTTTATCTTGTGCATCTTTTTTAGCTTGTAAAGCTTTTTCTTTTAATGCAAGTCTTTCTTTTTCTTTTTCCTCTGGGGTTAAAATTGGCTGCTGCCATGGAACATTTTTTGGGGGATCTAATATAAAATCATCAACACTATATTGTGGGAGTGCTGAAGTTGGTAAAGGTTCTCCATTATCATTTGTAAAAGGAGGTATTACTCCATTAAATATATCAGCAGAATGAATTTGTTGAGCTAATTCCCAAAAAGTTCTAGATACTATTGATTTTACTTGTTCACTAGTTTGTTCTTTATAAGTAATTACTAATTCTGATTCAAATAATGTAGGTTCAGGATCATTACCATATGTTTTATAAGCCTCTGCATAGAACACAGGGTAACCTGATGATCCTTTAGACCAATATGCTGTTAATTTAGTTTGAGCATTATCATCTATATTTGAAGAAACTATTTGATTTTTAAAAGTTGTTGGTTCAATATCCGGTAATTCAAGATTTGGTTTTTCTATATTAGATAATGGATTAGACGGGGGATCGATTCCATTATTTTTAATAAAATTATTTGGGGGGGTGATACTAGCCATTATGAAGTAAAATTATCTTTTGATGTTATAGTATCTAAATTATTAACTAATTGAGTTAAAGTAGGAATAAGGTTTTTAGCAGAAGTAGCGGTTGGTTCAAGTGGAGCACCAGGAGGAACACCAACCTGTATTGCTATAGTTTGAGTTAATGCTTTTATTCCATCTATTAATTGTCTTAATAAATCTACTGTTGAATTACCTAACATTAAAGGTTCAGTTGCATTTTTAGAACCTAAATATATTTTATCTGTTTGAATAGTTAACGTTTGGGAATCTATATTAACTGTATTAGGTGTGGATAGACTTATACTTTTAGCTGAACTTAATAATAAATGATCTTCGGATGCATTAAACATTAATCTACCAGAATTTATTACTATTTGTTTCCCAGTATATTGATCAGGAGTTGTTGGTGATGATCCTGAGGGGTAACTAAAATAATTTGTACTAGATGCTATTAAAGGAATACTTTGAGTACTAGTTAAATAAATAGATGAATCATCATTATTTATTTCTTCTACAATAGGTACCCATCCTTCTTCACTACGTTGACCTTGACCATTTCTTATAATGGTAATAGGATCTCCAGAAGTTCCTGAAAGAGACCAATCATTTAATGATTTACCTGTTTGTTTATTTTTTATTGTTGAACTAAATCTAATACTATTACCCCATCTTCCTTCTTGTAATACATCACCTTCAAAAGGTAATAATGGGTGGATGTTAGCTCTTTCAATAAAGGTATTTCCTAAATTTATTTCTGTAGATTGGTCTGTTACTCTACGAACACTTCCTGCTTGTGTTTGTTGATAATCTTTTTGTTGGGCTTCTGGGGGGGTTTGTGGGTTATTTGGAAATCCATTATGATGTGGGTGATTCCATAATGATATTACGCTAATATAATATACATTTTGGTTTTGGGTAAATTCACCAATACTAGTATTAGGGGCTAATATTAAATATACAATTTCATTTATTAAAGGTAATTGTTTTTGATTTGAAATTAGTGGTTTTGCTGTAGGATATTTATCATAAGTAATTGGAAGATTCACTTCTTGAAACTCAATAGTACCTATTCCATTCCACCCTCCTAATTCTTCGAATCTTGGATTACTATCATCTAATAATATACCTTTTACCCTAACCGCTCTTAAATTAAGTCCTACGGTAGAAGCTAAATCATTAAATGGAGTGTTATTAATTGGGGTGGATAATGATGATATTCCTACTTTCATTATTTTTCAGTATTGGGATCTATTTGTAAATCTTGCATTGCTTGGAGTAATTGGTCTTTTTCATCTTCTGAAATAGTATATTCACCTTCAGTTGAGGTAGAATTTACAGCACGTTGGATGATTGTAGCCATTTTAATGAGTTGTTCATCATTT